TATAGATATAGATATAGATAAAGGTATAGATATAGATAAAGAGATAGTTATAGATAGAGTTAAAGAGTTTGATAAAATATTTGAATAAGATGAGAAAGATAGTATACTTGTTAATAAGCTTTATAGTATTATTAACCTCTTGTTCTAAGCAAGAAGATATTTGCGGTGTAATTCTTGGTGGTTACAGTGAATGGAACGATTACTACCTTGAGTACAATTATTACTTCAGACTGGATGTAGATAATAAAGCTCAGGTTGATGAGTTAACATTTAACTCTTTCTCTGTAGGAGATTATATATGTTTAGATTATTAAGATATGGAAGTAAGTAAACAAATCCTTCAGAAAGTACAATCATTAGGTGATGTAGTTTTTTACTTATACGAGATTGTAGGTAAGAAAGTAGGTGTAACTATGAACTTCTCTCAGAGACAGCATTTTCAGAGAGATAAAGGAGAAATGATTATCCTTGGTGAATATACAGACATCTTTACCGTAAGTGATATCGAACGAGAGTTACAAGCAGAGAAAGGATATCACGTTGATAAAGACCCATACTGGTATACAGTCTTAGTACAAAACCCTAAAAGCTGTACAAAAGAGGCTATAGCCAAGCAAGTAGCTAATAATGACTACAGAAAAGCTTCTATAGGTACAACCAGAAAGTTTTCACAAGAACAGGTGATATGTATAAGAGAGGAGTATAAACAAAACAAAACTCTATCAGCTAACGATCTGGCAAAAAGGTATAACGTTTCTTTATATACTATGACAAGTTTGATAGAGGGTAGAAAATATTCAGAGATACCTGGAAGTGTAAAAATAAGAAGAACAATTTCTTTGACATGTCCACATTGTGGTAAAACTATATCTGGATCTGGTTGAGGAAACTTTTATAGGTGGCATGGAAATAACTGTAAAAACAAATAACATGGAAACAAAAATATGTACAAAGTGTGGTAAAAACTTACCCATAACAGAATACTATACAATAAAAAGTAAGTATGCAAAAACGTATACATACAATTACTGTCGCAAATGCCATTATGAAAAGATGACTAAACATACGGCTCACAAATGGAGAAAGGATAATCCTAAACGTTGGAGTAAGGATGTTCAAAAAGCTCAACAGGCAATGTTTGGTAGAGACCGTAAAGGAGTGTATCTGCTTGTAACTACTAAAGGTTTATATGTAGGTAGTACCGATAAGTATGAACACAGAATAAAACAGCATAGAAACAGTGATTTTAAGGGTAATATGAAACACAAAGGAGCATTTGTAATTTATGCTATTCTGTTAGAAGAGATAGATAGTAAAAGAAAGAGATTACAAAGAGAAAAGTATTGGATAGCAAAACTTAGACCAAGATTAAATATAGTTTACAACCCAGACTACCAGAAGACATACTTAGGAAGTTACGAAAAAAAGTAAAACTCTCGGTCTTAGTTACTCTACCTATTTATGAATATTAAGGCTATCACAAAGATAGTGTAATTATTTATTAACCTATTAATTTTTTCTTATGAACAAAGAGGAATTAAAAACATTGGTTAAAAAATACTTTAATTTGACGGAAAATATTACAACTGAAAATAACGAAGAAGTGAAAGAGCAATCTTTTACTGAAGCTACTCTTGCTGATGGAACCAAAATTACCAATATGGTAGATGGAGATTTCGAAGTAGGACAAACTTTACATGTTATTACAGAGTCTGGTGAACATGTGTTAGCTCCATCCGGGGAACATACCACAGAATCAGGTATTGTAATCACCGTTGATGGTGAAGGTATTATAACCGGTGTTCATCACCCAGACTCAGAAGGAGATGGTTCATTAGCAGAACAAGAAATGGCTGCTGAAGAAACAACTACTGAAGAGAATAAAACAGAACTGGCCGAAGAAGAAGTAATCGAAGAGGTTGCTATGGAGGACGGTGATGTAAAAGAAGCTATTATTGAGGCAATTGCTGAAGTAGTAGCACCAGAAATCGAAGCTATGAAAAAGAAAATGGCTGAGATTGAGGAAGCAATGAAAGAGCATATGAGTGCTCCAGCTGCCCAACCAACAAAAGAGTCTAAATTTGCTAAAGAAGGAAGTTCGTTAGATTTTTTATCTACTAACTACAACTTTAAAAAAGCACAATTAGACGCAATTTTAAATAAACGTAAATAACCTATAAAATTTAAACACTATGGCATTAAATGTCTCGGCTTTAAATGATTTCTCAAATGAGGTAGCTGGTAAAGTAGTACCAAGAATGGTATTCGAAGGATATACTACTTCTGTGCTTCCTATCCAAACTGGAATCAAATATCAAGAGCCACTTAACATTTTTGACACTACATTAGTAGTTCAAACTGGAGATTGCGTATCGACTCCTTCTGGGTCTTTCACTGCAACTCAAAAAACTATTACTGTTACCCAAAGAACTTCTTTCGATGGTCTTTGCTTGGATCAACTTAACCCTAAATACTTAGGTATCTCTGCTTTAGATGCGGGGAGTTATAATGAAACTTTCAAATTAGCTGAAGTTTACACATCTCAGATTGTAAATCAAATGAAGAAAGACGACGACCTTTGGTTGTGGAACTCTTCTAACCTTGGCGGTCTTACTTCTGTAGCTTCTGGATCTGTATTAGTTCCTGAAGGAACAGGATCATTTACTTCTACTACTGCATTAGACGTATTAGATGCTTATATCGCTGATATTCCTTCTGATATTGCAGACCGTGATGATTTGACAATTTGGATGTCAGTTTCTAACTTCCGTCAGTACATTGCTGCACTTCGTAAAACTAACAACTATTACGATGGTTCAGTAGATGGATCAAGAGCTGCTCAAGGTACTTTAATGTCTCAGTATCCTTTTGCTAACGTAAAAGTAGTAGGTACTCCTGGTATTACAGGTGGAAGAATCGTATTAATGCCTGATGCTTATGCTGTGGTAGGTACAGATTCTTTAGAAGATATCGACAACTTCCAGTTGTTCTACGATATCAACTCAGATCAGCTTAAACACCGTCTAAAACATAAGTTAGGTGTTGCTGTAGCTTTCCCTGAGTATATTCTTACAAATAACTTATAAGAAGCAATAATAAGGGCCGGCTTATTGGTCGGCCTTTTTTTTAACTAATTTAAAACATATAAAAAATGGCATGTAGTTTAACTTCAGGTATAAGTTTACAATGTAGAGATAATATTGGTGGTATTGACGCTATCTATATTTTATCTGGATCTGTAAGCTCTATTACCGATAGTGCAGGTGCTATTTCTGACATTAATGGATCTGGAACTTTCTTTAAATTGAATCTTCAGAGAGGTGTAGGTGATTATACCGAAACACCAACTCCATCGTTAGAAAATGGAACCGTGCATTATGTACAAACAATCAACGTGGCATTTCCAAAATTAGATGCTTCTTTAAGAAATCAAGTGAAAGTGCTTGCACAATCACCTGACTTGAAAATCGTAGTTCAGACCGCAAATGGTGCTGACGACAACGTAGGAAAATTCTTCTACGTAGGACGATATAGAGGAGCAACTCTAACAGGAGGTGCTGGAACTACTGGAGCTGCATTCTCGGATGCTAACCAGTACTCACTTACTTTTGAAGCAAACGGAGAACCTTACCCAGCAGAAGAAATCACCACATCAGGTGCTTTAACTGACGCTTTAACAGGTATCACTGTAGCATAAATTAACTTAGAAACAGGGGTTAGGTTTTAGGCTTAATCCCTTTTTCTTATATTATAAGTAATGATAAACTTCTACAGAAATAACCCTACTAATACGTTTGCAGTATACCCTGACTATACATCGTCATATTCTAATAGACCGGACGTTAGGTATACTTTTACTTTAGATCAGGATTATGATAGGAGTTTAACTACCTTTACCGGGTCTTTAATTAATACACCAACCAGAGTTAATCCAAGACTTGTATTTCAAGTAACAGGTTCAGCAATACCTGAATGGAGTGGTTTATATACGTTTACTTTACAAGAATCATTAAAAGTATCGTATAAGTGGGGACAAGCTCATTTTATTTGGAACGACTATCATGTTAGATGGTCAGAATTAAACAACGACATTAGTCAATCACTAATAGACTCAGATAGAGCTAAAGTATCTGGCAGTGATGCAATAAACTTTCAATCATATACAACTTCATCTACAGAATATATTTATGATAGTGGATCAACACCACCAGACAACATACAGTATACAGGTTCAGTACAAACTGGAGCTTACATAACATATCATTAAAATGGCAAATAAAACAAATACAAATAAGATGCACTTTGCTAAGCTTGAGAGGTTTGCTACACCTCTTTTGTCATATAAAGAAAAATCTGATGGTAAGTACGTTCGCAGTGGGAATGATAATAATTTTCCACAACATATAATCGAATTATATAACAGATCATCAATACATGCAGCAGCAGTAAATGCAATCGTAGAAGCAATTGTAGGAGAAGGACTTACTGCAAATCAAGAAACATTTTTAGATAAAGCCAATCATCATAACGAAACATGGAACGATATATTCAATAAAGCTGCTTTAGACTTTTATTTACATGGTTCATTTTCTTTAGAGATTATTTGGTCAAGAGACAGAAGTAAAATAGCAGAAGCATATCACATTGACTTCTCTACTATTAGAGCACAAGAAAAAGATCATAGAGGTCATATACCAGGATACTACATATCAGAAGAATGGAAAAAATACAGTGAAGTAGGAGAAGATGTTCATTACCTACCTGTATTTAACCCTATGTTAAAACAGGATCAACCTTCTCAAATATTTGTTAGTAAATCATATAGACCTGGACAACAATATTATCCGCTGCCTGTTTATATGGGAGCGTTAAAAGTAATTGAGTTAGATACAGCAGTAGATAGCTGGCATGTTTCTAACATCAATAACGGTCTGGCTCCTTCACTTGCCATAACAACATTTATGGGAGCATCAGTAGATGATGTAAGAGTAGTAGAAGAGTCTTTAAGAGCTAACTACGGAGGAACAGAAAATGCAGGATCACTTCTATACATGGATGTAGATAGTCCTGAAAATGCTCCTAAAATAGAACCAATACCACAGAATGGTGCAGATTCATATTATTCAGATTTAAATGATATGACTATTCAGAAAATACTAACTGCACACAGAATCACTTCACCAATGTTATTAGGTATTAAGACAGAGGGTCAACTTGGTGGAAGAGATGAAATGATAGATGCAATGTTATTATTCCAACATAACGTTGTTCAACCTTTACAGCAAGATATTCTTAGATCTTTTGAAACTATCTTAGAAGTTAACTATCCAGATATTGTTATTGGTGTAGATACCAAACAATTATTTGAGGACGGTACAACACAAGAAGAAGTAGTTACTTCAGTAGAAGTTACTGAACAAGAAGATGCTGATATAAACGAAGAAAACAACCCATTAATCTGATAGTATGACTACAACTTTTTTAATTAGTGAAAACGTACTTAGAACTTACACCGACATTAATAATAATCTGGATAGTGAGTTAATTAAGAATGCCATTAGAGAAAGTCAAGATATTTTACTTCAGTCTACTATTGGAACTAATCTGTATCAAAAAATTATTACCTTAGTAGATGACGGTACAATTATTGATGCTGGTAATAGTAATTACAAATATCTTCTTGACAATTATATTCAAGATTATTTAATATATGCAGCATATTATTATGCTTTAGACTCAATTTACTTAAGAAGCAGAAACAACGGACTATTACAACCAGACGGGGGAGAAAATAGCAATGCTGTAGACAGAACTCTTTATAACCAAAAGAGACAAGTAGTTCAAAATAAGATGGAATACTATAACGATATGTTAACTAAGTATTTAATCGAAGAACAAGACTTATTCCCTGAGTTAAATAACAGCGATAAATTATACGAAACCAGACCTGATTATAGTACTAAATACGGACAACCATTTGCTTTTAGACGTAATACAATGAATGCAGCATATGCAAATCAATACGGTATACCGGTATATGATAGTAACTATCCTCAGTTTCCTCAACCATACTTTGGATACGGTAGAACTTCAAATAAACCTAAATAAAAATACTAATGGGAGTAAATCTTACCAACTTATATATTGACGAAACATTTCAGAAACTTGTACAGATAGACGGCAATGCAATATCTGATGGTACAGGTTCTGCTATTACTTTCTTAGATGTAACTGCATCATATGCTCCATCTTCAGCTACAGCATCTTATGCCTTAGATAGCCAGAAGTTAGGAGGTAAAGATTCTTCTGAGTATCCTACAGTATCAGGTTCAAACACCTTTGTAGGTATAAACAACTTTAACGCAGGAACTGCTTTTAACAACGAAGTAAGTCAGTTTAGTGGAAACTTTGTAAACTACGTTGGTGGAAATATAGAAACATACGGAGGAAGAGTTGCTGGAGACACTATGGGTAAAACAGATGGTTCAACAGTCTTTACAGGATCTTTTCAAGGAACTATCGATTCAGCTTCTTATGCTACATCAGCCTCTCATGCTGAAAATGCTAACACATCCTCAAATGCTCGAAAAGTAGATATCAACGCACCTGTAGACTGGAAGTATATCGTAGGAACAGATGGAGATGTAGGTTTTCAAAAACTATACGGTAACCTTCCTCAAATTAACAACACAACAAATGCTATATCGGCATCTACCTTTATAGGAGCTTTACAGGGTAACGCTACATCAGCTACCGTAGCTTCTACAGCAACAACAGCTAACAAAGTATCTATACAATCTCCAGGTTTTGATTGGAGATATATAACAAGTGTAGATGGTTTAGGTACCCAGTTTGTATATGCTAACAGTCCACAGATAAACGACCAGTTAAATGCTATATCAGCATCATCGTTTACAGGTAGTTTACACGGTACAGCATCATATGCTTTAAACGCTAACGTAGATTCTGGATCATGGGATGGACAGTTTGAAGGAGATGCAGGTATAACCGGATCGTTAACCATACCTGTTGATTTAAGCGGTTCTCTTTTACAACAAGGAGTGTTTGTTAGCAGTTCTTTTGCACAAGCATCTTTAAGAGACAGATCGTTAACTATTGAAGGAGGCAACGCATCTGTTATTTTAAGAGGTCAACAAAGCACATCCATCATTTTAGACAGTGATCAAGATTCTTATATACAGAAACAAGGAATAGGAAACTTTTACTTTGACAACTACGTAGGAAATACGATTATACAAGGTAGCGGAAGTGTTGTTGTTAATCAACCTTTACAAGCTAACGCAGGTGTAACAGGTTCTCTTTTAGGAACAGCATCATATGCCGATCAAGCTCTATCTTCTTCTTATGCCGTAACAGCATCATATGCAATACAAGCAGATAATGCAACTACTGCAACTACTGCTATATCAGCTATCGGAGCAACTAATACAGATGTTCAAGTAAAAAACTTAGAAGCTACACAAATAGATAAAGGAACTCCTTTATTCTTTACAGATAGTGGAACAAGTGGAAATATTGTTGGTGTATATAGAGCTGA